GTATCTGGCATGATTATGATGTGGTCAGGCACAATTGCTACTATCCCTAGTGGTTGGTTATTGTGTAATGGAGCAAGTTAAACTCCAGATTTAAGAAATAAATTTATTATTGGTGCTAATGCTGATGATGGCGGTGCTGCTAAAACTAATGTTACAGGAAGTTATACGCAAACAGGTGGTAGTAAAGATGCCATTATTCCTTACCATAATCATACCGCAACCTCATCTGTAACTGACCCTGGTCACTTTCATAATTTAAGCAATACAGGTGGTGGCGGTTCTTCTGGCGGTGGCAATTTATCTATTGATTCTGCAATTGCTGGTACTTTAACCACAGCATCAAAAACAACAGGAATTAGTGTAAGTACAACAGTTAATTATGCTGGTTCTTCTGGCAATACAACAAATGCTAACTTACCTCCATACTACGCACTTGCGTTTATTATGAAGTCTTAATATGTCAAATCAAAGAATACAATTTACCGAATGGTTGCCAGACCAACCTGCTAATGCAGGCTCACTGAATGATGCTAAAAACGTATTTCCTGTAGGTATAGGATACGGAGCATTTCCTAGTGCAGAAGATTACTCTAACGCTGCCAGTGAACCGTTAAACGCTATCTTTGTTGCTAAGTATGGTGACAACGTACAAGTATTTGCTGGTGGAGCAACTAAGCTATTCTTAATGGATAACACCACACTAAACCTAAATGATGTATCTAAAGCTGGTGGGTACGGTGGTAACAGCACATGGAAGTTTGAACAGTTTGGACAAGTAGTATTAGCCTCTAACAACTCTGAGATAATACAGGCATGGACTGTTGGGGTATCTACAACATTTGCTGATGTTTCTGCAACAGCTCCCATAGCAAAAGATATTGCCACTGTTAGAGATTTTGTATTTGCAGGTAATATTGCAGGTGGTACAGATGCTAACAAGGTGCAGTGGTCAGACATTAATGATGAAACTGATTGGGTATCTGGCTCTACAAGTCAAAGTGATTACCAAATTATTCCTGATGGCGGAAACATTCAAGCTGTTCAAGGTGGTGAGTTTGGGATTATATTCTTAGAAAAGACATTGGTACGTGCATCGTATGTCGGCTCTCCTTTATTCTTCCAGTTTGATACCATTTCTAGCGGATTAGGTTGTTTAGAAGGTAACTCGGTAGCACAGTATGGAGCATTAAGTTTCTTCTTATCTGATGATGGTTGGTATAGCACCGATGGTCAAACAGTTAACGGGATTGGAACAGAAAAAGTAGATAGATGGTTTTTTGACAATGCTGACTTGACACAAATTGGCACAATTAGTGCAGCCGTTGACCCAGTTAAAAACTTGGTTGTATGGAATTATGCTAATACGCAAGGTACTAGAAGTATCCTTATTTACAACTGGCAATTACAAAAATGGTCAAGAGCTGATACTGTATCTGATGTAGTAGGTACTATTGCTACTACAGGAACAACATTAGAAGGTATAAATAGTAAATCTGATGTTATAGCTACAGCAACCATTGCTGGAAAATCTTATACTATTGTTAGCCTTGACGATGGCATTGGTGGTGCAACAACTGACTTCACTGCTATTGGAGCATCAGCAAATACAGTAGGATTAACCTTTACTGCAACAGGTGCAGGAGCTGGTACAGGTACAGCGACCGATATGGCAGAAGCATTAGCACAAAGCACTACACTAGACACATTAGTTGCCTCATTAGACTCACGACTATTTATTGGTGGTAAGTTCTTATTTGCAGGTGCTAAAGATACTAAGGTTGCTATATTTACAGGCACATCTATTACTCCAACATTAGTAACCACAGATGTAGAGGTAGGCTATAACTCTGTAGCAACCCTAGCAAGACCACAGATAGATAATGGTAGTGCTAACGTAGCTGTAGCAAGCCGTAGAGAGCTTGATGACACGATTGAATTTGGTCCTTATGTACCTGCAACTTCTGAAGGTAGATGTAGCTTCCGTAGTGCTGGTAGGTATCACCGATTCTCTGTACAACCTACAGGAAACTGGACAACTGCTATGGCAGTAGACGTAGAACTGAAACCACAGGGTAACCGTTAATGACTAGAATGTATCGTAAGTTACCATTTCAAGGTGGTGACCCACGTTTAGTTGCTGAAGTGGTGAACAACTTGGTAGAAGGTAAGTCTAACAATAGTGGGGAGATTACGCTTAACTCAGGTGGTGCTACTACTACAACACTGTTTAATGAACGTATAGGCTTTGAGTCTATTATACTTCTTGCACCATTAAGTGTCGCTGCTGCTGGAACTGGGGTACAGCTTCCTCATGGATTATTTGAACATGATACAACACAAAATTTTTCTGCTGACATAGCTACTAGAGTTGCTTTAGGAGAAGAAGAAAGTGCTTATGCTATGTCATTAGCAAGCGATAGAGTTACAGTGGATTACGCAGGATATTATAATGTAACATTTATGGGAAGGTTTAATAATCCTTTATCTCAAATTCACAATGCTTATTTGTGGTATAGAGTAAATGGTGTAGATGTTCCTCACAGCGCAGCGTCTGTAACTGTTCCAGATAAACAAGGTTCAATAGAAGGTGCTTCTTATGTAAACCTAACACATCCTTTAGATTTAAACGCTAACGATTATGTAGAAGTTTATTGTGCTGTAGATAACGCTAATGTATCTTTAACTGCATTAGCTGCACAGACAACACCTTACGCTAGACCTAGTGTACCTTCTTCAACACTAGAATTAGTTATGCACTATCCATCACAAGTAAGCGGTTCTACTGGATTGCCTTATATTAGTGATAGACAAAAAGGTCAGGCAACTATTACTCACCTGCCTAATAATGTGGCAGACAATACCTTTGGGTATATAATAGTAGGGTAATCAACCAACCAATTTAGTCTTATGAATTTATACATCGTACCAACAAATCAAGTACACCGTTTTTGGGATAAAGCAGTTCCTCACATAGAACAAGCCATGAAAATGGGAGACGGTGAGTACACCATAGATCAACTAAAACTATTAGTGATACAAGGGCAACAACAACTACTAATGGTGATGGATGATGAAGACAAATGTCATGTAGCTTTAACAATACAATGGACTACACTTGGATCACAACGTGTTTGCTACATTAGTTACATAGGTGGCAATAATACCCAAGAATGTTGGGATCAGTTTGTACAATGGGTAAAAAACAGTGGTGGGACTTCAATACAGGGTTCTACTAAATCAAAAGCTATCGCAAGGTTATGGCGTATGGCTTATAAAATGCAATCAAAATACACACTAATGGAGCTAAAACTATGATGCACGATTATTTTCCAGAGTTAGACGGAAACCAATCTATTGATAACGGTAAGATGGGTAGGAAGTTATTTAAAGGCGGTGGTGGAGGGCAGACTCAGACTACTACGCAAAATATTGACCCTGCGATACTGCCTTACATAACTTATGGATTAGATGAAGCAAAAACTATGTATTCAGGAGGTGCGCCTGAGTATTATCCAGGTCAAACCTATGTAGACCCTTCCTCACAAACAAAAACAGCCTTAGGTATGGCTGAGTCAAGAGCATTAGGAGGTAATCCGTTACTTCCAGCAGCTCAAGCTCAACAGTTAAGCACTGTACAAGGTGACTATCTATCAGCTGGAAACCCTTACTTTTCAGGAATGATGGCAGGAGCAGCAAGACCGGCAATTGATCAATTTAACACAGCTATTAGAGATATTGGTAGTAGAACTGCTGCATCAGGCAGATATGGGTCAGGTGCTATGGGTGAAATGGAATCACAAGCATCTAAAAACTTAGCAACAGCATTAACTGACACAGCATCACGACTAGCTTATCAAAACTATGGAGCGGAGCGTGGAATGCAAAATCAAGCTATTGCTACTGCACCTCAAATGGCTCAAGCTGATTATGCTGACATTAATCAATTGGCTAACGTAGGTAGAACACAAGAAGATATAGATCGTCAAGCATTAGAAGCTGACATTTCAAGATACGAGTATGGGGTTAATGCACCACAACAGCAATTAAGTAACTACTTAGCTGCAGCTTATGGAGCACCAGCACCAGTCAACCAGACTACTACTAGCTCTGGCGGAGGAGGAAAATAATGAAACCAATGTTAATGGGAGCAATGCTAGGCGCAGGAATGGGTTTAGTACAAGGAAAAGATCCACTAAAATCTGCTTTAATTGGTGGTGCTACAGCAGGCATAGGCGATAAGCTTATGGGAGCTGAAAGTTTGTTTAATGTTGGATCAGATCAACTTACATCTGAACTTGCTACACAAGGCTTGGGTAGTATGCAACCTATAGCTGAAACAACAATGGGGGCAATTAATCCTGAAACGATAAGTATGTTTACCCCAGATGGAACGTCTATGCTAGGAACACAAAATTCTGTTTTTGGCTTAGGTGACCCTATGTCTAATCAATACATGGATTTAGCAACAAATACAAACTTAGGGGCAGAATCTGTATCAAATTTAAATGTACCAAACACTGGTTTACTTAAAGACACTCCAGGTACAGGAACTAATAATGTATTTCAACAAGGCACTGACCTTATAACAGATCAATTTGATGATGATATGTCTACTGCTGACAAGGCTATGTTAGGTATGTCAGGAGCTAATTTACTTACCCCTCAACCAGAACCACAAATGAATGTTCCTACTACTCAAGTAGTACAAGGAAAGTCAACTTATCCAGGAGATGGGTTGTTAGCTATTGACGTACCAAAACCATTCACATCATACGCTTCTGTGGAAGATGAAAGAAGAAAGTTATTTCCAACAAGTTACCAAGGATAAAATATGGCATTTAATTTAGATTTTTTAAAAGACTTAGTTCCACAAGGGACTAATATATTTGGTGCAGCTCCTAGCGCCAATATGAAACAAATGGCTGAAATGGGATTGTTGGGAGAAGGCAATTATCAAGATATGCTAGATAAAGCAAATAAACAGTCTTTATTTCAAGGATTATTAGCCTCTGGTTTGTCTTATGCAGCGCAACCTAAAAATCAAGGATACGGTAGTATATTTCCCTATCTTGCTAAGGCTGGACTGTCTGGTGTGCAAGCAGCTCAAAGCCCTTATGATCAAATGGGCAAAGATGCAATAATGAATCAGAAGTTGCAAGACATGAAGCGTACTAGAGATATGCAAGCTAGACAAGATGAGTTTAGAGAAAGCTATGGTAAGCCAAATGTATTTGAGGAAGTTCAAAAAGGCTACTCTCCATCTACAGCACCAGTTGCTCCAGATGCAACAGGACAGGCTACAGCGCCTAATATTGGATTAGTTCCTATCATGGGTATGTAAGAACGGAA